GTCCGGTGTGAGCGCCACGGCCCTCAACCGCGTGCTGGCGCTCAATCTCACCAACGAGGCAGTTTCGCTCGCCGCAGACGCCGCTGGGACCGTGGCGTCGTTTGCGACCGCCGTGGGCACACTCACGGTGTTTGACGGCAACACAGATGTCACCGCCAGCGCCACGCTCTCGGCGACCGCCACGAACTGCACCGGTACGGTCAACACAGGCGCTAATACGCCCGTGAGCGGGCAACCCAAGGGCTACTACCGCGTGACCGCGGCAAGCGCCGACAACGCCACGCTGGCGATCACAGCGGCTTACAACGGGCAGTCCCTCACCAAGGAGTTCACCGTTGCCAAGGCGCGGGCCGGTACGAGCGGCACCAATGGTACAAACGGTACAAACGGGACAAACGGCACGAACGCGGTCGAGGTAACGCTTACCAAGGCTGCCACCACGGTGTTCGCCTACGCCGATGGCAGCGTGCCGTCGTTCTCCGGTATCGACGGTCAGCTGACGGTGTATGAGGGCGTCACCGACGTCACAGCCTCGGCCACCCTTTCCGCGACGGCGAGCGGACTTACCGGCACAATCAATACGGCGACCAACACGCCGGTCAACGGACAGGCGAAGGGCTATTACCGTGTCACCGCCATGAGCGGCGACACCGGCACGCTGACCCTGTCGGCGGTGTACGGCGGCGTCACCTACACCCGTGTGTTCTCGGTGAGCAAGGTCAAGACGGGCTACGAGATCGTGTCGGCGCTGCCGTCAACGAACCTCTTTGCTGGTCGGATGGTGTTCCTGACCACCGATAACAAGCTCTACCGCTACACCGGCAGCGCGTGGACCGCTGCGGTTCCTGCTGCGGACCTCACCGGCCAGATCGTCGCGGCGCAAATTGCGGACGCACAAATCAACACCGCAAAGTTCGCGTCTGGTATTGAGCCGGTCACGGTCGTGTCGTCAGTCCCCGGAGCCAAGTCGACCAACAGCATCTTCAACACCGCCGACGGCAAGCTCTATCGGTGGAACGGCTCCTCGTACGTGGCAACCGTTCCAACCGCTGATCTCTCCGGCACGGTATCTGACGCACAGATCGCTGCGCTAGCTGCGTCGAAGGTGACAGGGCAGCTGTCGAACGCACAGATTGCGGACCTCGCGGCGACCAAAATTTCCGGGCAACTGACCGACTCGCAACTTGCGGCGATTTCTGCAGCCAAGATTTCTGGGCAACTGGCAAACAACCAGATTGCGGACTTGGCGGCGACAAAGATTACCGGTCAATTGAGTGACGCCCAACTCGCTGCTATTTCTGCAGCCAAGATTGCTGGGCAGCTCACCGCAGCGCAGCTGAACGTACAGGGCGGCGGTGGCAACCTCCTCGGCAACGCCACCTTCAAGTCGCACAACGGTTCGATGCCAACGGGCTGGGGGCTGTACAACAACGGCGGCTACTCCATAACGACAAGCGTCAACAGCGGCGGCTTGTTTGGCACGAACTACTATCGCGTCACAGCGAATCAAGCTGTCGCTAGTACGTTTGGGATGTACACGAACTCGGTGCAAACGTGGACGCCCGGAGTCACGTATGTCATCAGTTTCTGGGCGCGTGCAAACGGCGCTGGGGCCGCTGGTGCCAACATGGAGGGGCTGTACTCCAACATGGGGTTTTCCTCGGCCACGAACCTTGCCAACCCAGCGCTCATCAACGGCACGTGGCAGCGCTACATCTGGCGTGTACAGCCAAACAACAACGGCTCGACGGCAAGCGGAGAGCTATACATCTCGTGGTCGGTTGGCTCTGGTCCGGGCACGCTGCCCAGCGGAGCCTCCATCGATATCTGCGCTCCGCAGGTCGAGCAAGGCGAGTTTGCATCAGGATTCGGGCCGCGTCCGGATGAGATTCTCCCGGGAACCATCACGTCGACGGAGATATCAGACAACGCAATCACCTCGCCCAAGATCAACGCCGGGGCTATCACCGCGGGCAAGATCGCCGCAAACGCGGTGACCGCAAACGAGATCGCTGCAGACTCTATTACGTCTGCCAAGATCGCAGCTGGCGCTATCACCGCGGGCAAGATTGCTGCCGACTCAATTACGTCGAACGAGATTGCGGCGAATGCAATCACAGCCGCAGAGATTTCCGCAGGGGCTGTCACAACCGCGAAGCTAACGGCTGGTGCGGTGACAGCGGACACAATCGCCGCAAACGCGATTACATCGGCAAAAATCGAGGCTGGCGCTATCACGGCGGGCAAGATCGCCGCAGATGCTGTCACCGCGAATGAGATTGCTGCAAACGCAATCACCGCGTCGGAGTTGTCGGCTGGCGCGGTCACGACGGCAAAGCTCGCTGCTGGAGCCGTTACCGCCGACACCATCGCTGCGAATGCCATTACGTCTGCAAAGATTGATGCCGGAGCCATCACCACGGCGAAGCTGGCCGCGGGGGCTGTCACCGCATCGACCATCGCTGCCGACACAATTACGGGCAACAAGATTGCCGCGAATACTATTACTGGTGGAAAGATCGCCGCCGATACGATTACGGCAGGCAACATAGCCGCCGGGGCTATCTCGGCAGACGAGATTGCTGCGAACGCCGTCAACGCCAGCAAGATAGCCGCCGACTCGATTACGTCAGACAAGATTGCGGCGAACGCAATCACGGCGGGAAAGATTGCGGCTGGCGAGGTGACCGCGGACAAGATTGCGGCGAACGCGATTACGGCAGACAAGATAAGCGCAGGTGCAATCACCGCTGCAAAGTTGGCGGCGACCAGCGTCATCACCGCGTCAGCGCAAATTGGCGATGGCGTCATTACCAACGCCAAGATTGACAACCTCAACGTCAATAAGCTTACCGGCGACATCACGACGTACGTGACGGGGCAAGGCAGTTCGAACGGCGCGTATGTGCCGACTTACGAGACGACATACCTAACCGTGCAGCTTCCGGCGGCAACGCACCCGAACGGGCACAAGCCGTATGTGCAGGTCAACGTGTTAAGCGGCACGGCCTTGGCGTCGAACTTCTACATCAGCCTCTACTCGGCTCCAGTCGGCAACGGGCAGACCGTTTCCAATATTTCGGTTACTCCAAATGTGCAAGAGTTCTGGTACTGGTATGAGTGGGAGTTTGGAATCTACGAGCAAATCGGCTGGATATTGACGTTTTACAACGCGCAGGACATTCAGGTCGGCGACACCCTCACAAATAGCTTCGCAGAGGTGGGAACGGTCGACAGCGTGTACATGAACGGGACGCAGCAGATCGTCTACGTTGCGGCGTATGGCACATCGCTTGGCAGCCCGTATGTCCGCGCTCGACCATCGCTCGGCAATGGCGTCGTCGGCACATACACTCAAGTGCGCGACGTATCGGTGCTTAACCAATCGCAGCGCTCGACCAGCCTGTTCGTCCCCGAACTGACGACGACGCTCGGGCGCTCGTACCAATTGCGCTGCCGAGCGGGAACCGCTAATCGCGTCATCATTACGACTATCGACATTCTTGCAATGGGTATCCGGTAATGAGCCAGCCAAAGAAACCGTGGAAGATCGCGTTTGCCCGTTGGGGTGAGAACGGATTGGAGTCGTCTATTCAAAGCGCTCCGGGCGACACGTCGAGCGCGTGGCTGCCGGTCTACATGGTCGACCGCACGCAGTATCCCCCGTCGGAGTTCATGTTCCGTTACGAGGAGCAGCGAGGCGTCATCTACGAGATGGTCGTGGGGCCGGTGCCGGTGGACTACCGCGAGGCACGGCGACAGGCGTATCCGGACATCGGCGACCAGCTGGATGCACTTTGGAAAGGCGGCGCGGAGCTAGAGGTGATGCGAGCCGCGGTCATGGCTGTAAAGGAGCAGATACCCAAACCCCAACCCGAGGAGTGACGTATGGCAGACGGCAAATGGCAGGCATTTTGGAATGACACGCTGGCAAAGCTGCGGGCTGCGATTGGCGGGGACGAACCCGCTCCGCGCAAGCTCCCGCCGCCGCCCCCGCTGTCGATTCCAAAGCATCTGGAACCGCACCTTGCCAAGCGTCCCAAGCGCAAGCCTGCGGTGAAGAAGGTCAACTCAAAGCCGAAGGAGAAGTGAAATGTCCGGACCACGCGTCATTGGAATTCTTGGAGTAGCGGGGTCTGGCAAGACGCTCGTATCAAAGCACCTGTCGGAGCAGCACGGGTATACCCGGATGCGCTTCGCCGACCCGATCAAGCGGATGCTGAAGGCGCTCGGCCTGACTGACGAGCAGCTTGACGGCGACGCCAAGATGACCGGCCTGCCCCAGTTCGGCGGCGCGACGCCGCGGGCCATGATGCAGTCCTTGGGGACCGAGTGGGGGCGTCGGCAGGTCTACGGCGACATCTGGATCAACGTCCTGCGGGCCGAGGCCGAGCGCTGCACGACCCCTCTGGTCGTCGATGACGTTCGCTTCCCCAACGAGGCGACGCTCATCAAGGACATGGGAGGCGTGCTGTGGCGCGTCTACCGCCCCGGGCTGAACACGATGGACCACGCCAGCGAGCGTGCCCAGAAGGCGATTCTGGAGGACGTGCTGATCAACAACGCGACCTCCATCCCGGCCCTCTACTCCTCCGTCGATCACCTGCTGACACTTCCTGCGACTGCCGAAGAGCCTCTCGTGCTTGCTAGTTGATTGAGTACTCCAGCCTCGCATCCAACGCGAGTTTACCCGGGGTAACTCCCGGGTTTTTTTTGCCTTTGCAGATCATTTCGGTGAGATCAAAAATATCACGAACTTGACAAAGTATCATCACGATGATATTATTGTGGTGTGGAAGTAGACGCTTCCACTCGCTGTTTAACAACTACTGGAGGAAGAAAGCATGAAGAATGCAGACGACGTAACCGTGGGTCAAAAGCTCTACGAGAAGTTCGTGATGCTATGTGCGAACGACCAAAAGCTCTCGGTGACCTTTGTGAAGCGTCCCAAGGTCATCAGGTTTGGCGAACGCGTGATGGCCCCAGAGGTAATCGTAGGCTACGAGAGTGAGGACGGTGGGTTTACGCCCCTTGCTGCGCTTCTAACCAAGCGGGACATCGAAGAGATGTTTCCGATGTTCCAACAGGGGAAGAAGCTGGCGGCGGTGTACCGAGAGCAGCGGGCAGCCGACCGTCGAAGTCGACCGGACGAGTTCGGCAAGACTGGGCGCAACCCAGCCTTCACCGACGAGGCCATCGACGCGATGCAGCTAGACGCCTGATTGGGGCGCACGAGGGCGGGGGGAAACCCCCGCCTTTGTGCTTGTGCCGACCTGTGCCGATCAGTCGTGCGTCCGTACTGGCGGCGCTGTCGCGGCTGTCGCCGGAGCGGCTGGCGGTGGGGGTGGGATTCGAACCCACGGAAGTCTTTGAAACTTCGCCAGTTTTCAAGACTGGAGCCATAAACCTCTCGGCCACCCCACCGCAAAGTATCAAGATACTAATACCGGTCCATCGGTTTTCAAGACCGGTTTTCAGGCATTGCACCTGTTTCACGTGGAACACTTTTGCCCTATGTTTCTCGGCGTTTTTTGCGATTACGCGATCTGCTGGTCGCCGCAAAGGGGTGGCATTGTGCCAGCGGTGTGCCGGATGCTTTCCTCGTAGGCCGGGAGGTACGCGAGGTATATCTCGGTCGTCTTGACCGAGGTGTGCCCGAGGTGCTTCGACAGCCCGTAGATGTCCCCGCCCGCCAGCAGCCACCGCACCGCAAAGGCGTGCCGTAAGTCGTGGAAGCGGAATCGCCGTAAAGCGCGGCCTTGTACCGCCTCTCCGTTGATCGCCCGCTGCATCACGTGCCGGAACGCTCCGGCTGGGCTGGCGAGTTGCTCGCCATCGACGCCCTGCCCAAACACGAGGTGTGATCGGATGTGCCGGGGTGTGCCAGCCAGTGTGCCGGTCGCATCTCCCCCCGGCGTTTTGAGCCTTACGACCCGCGGGCGCGAGACCTTGGTCTGCGTCAGCAGCACCTCGCCCCGGTCCTCCCGAACCTCCCGCCAGTCGAGGGTGACCGCCTCCATCAGGCGCATCCCGGTATTGGCGGCAAACAGGATCAAGCGACCGACGTTGCCGGTCGCGTACGAGGCAACCGTCTCGATGGCCTCCAGCGTGGGCGGCACCATGACCCGCTTCCGGGGGCGCACGAGCTTTCGGTCCCACTCGCGAGCTGGGTTGTGGTCGCACATCCCAGACGCCACCGCGACCCGGAACACGCTCGACGCGGCGGTCAGATCGCACAGGACGGAGTAGTTGGAGACCGGCCCCATCTGCTTGAGCTTGCCGTCCGGACCGCGCCGCACGAAGCCCTTCTTTCGCTCCCGTATGAAGTCGGCGATCTCGCGTCGCCCGATCTCGGACAGGCGCTTGTTGCACCAGAAGTGGTCGAACAGTCGTAGGCTGTCGAGGTAGCGGTCCCGCACCCGCGGTTTAAGCCCGCCACCGCCCTGCTCCATCGACCCTATGGTCTCGGACCACGCGACGACCGCAGCCCGCCACGTGGCATCACCGCCGCCCTCGCCTTTGCCCAGCTGCGCCTTCCAGTCCGCGAGCGCTAGCTTGGCTGTGGCCTCATCAGCCGTGCGTAGGCTTCGTCGGTACTCAACACCCCGGACCTGTAGCCGACCCCACCACGTCTTTCCTCGCCGGTAGATGTTGCCTGACATCGCTGTTCCTTCCTTTCCATCCAACCGCGGATTGCGGTCTCGTCGATAGTCCATCGCTTCCCGACCTGAATGGCGCTGGGTATCTGTCCGCTGACGCAAAGGCGCAAGACGGTCCTCGGCGAGACACCGAGTCGCTCCGCACATTGCTGAACCGTAATCCTCACGTCAGTCGTCCCAAGTAATCCTGCCGCCAAAACGACGGACTTCGCTTTCCATCCTTCGCCGTACGTCGTGCAGCGACGAGTAGCCCGTCCAGAGCCACCACCACCAGCGACGCAGCCGGACTCGGTAACGGCGCAACCGGTACATCACCGCCACCGCTGGGGCCGGTCGAGGTGATAGTGGTTGCGACACGGCGGGCAGACGCCTTCCAGCAGGCGTGACGCCCACTCACCGCACAAATCGCAGTCGCCTTCGACGAAGTCGCGCTGTCGCGCCTCGCTTTTGCGAACTTGGTCCTCGCCGTCTTTGTCAAAGTCGCGTTGACTCATGTGATGCCCCCGAACTGCGCTGGTCTCGCTTCCGTAGTGTCAGTACTCTCCGGTCTGAATGGCTTTCTGTATGTCCCCGCCCGCGATGCCCTCAAGCTCTGGAGGCGGCCCGCAATACGCAACGGCTGCGACGACCGCCGCAACGATCACGACTACTAGCCGTTTCACGCTTGTGGCTCCCGAGGCCGCACCATTCCTTGAACGAGCGGCAGGAGTTGTGGCGGCATCCAGCCCCCGGGCTTCAGCACCTTGCCGTCCTCGCGGCGACGGACTTCGTAGACGAAGCCCTGCCCCTTGCACGCCGAACACGGCTGTTGGGACCGACGCTCTTGGTCGTCGATGTACACGACAGTGCCGGTGGCCTCACAGGAAAGGCACGCGTGCTTGATCTTGTCGACGTTGCTGCGATGCACCTCGTCCCACAGCGGTTGCGGGTCGAGTCCCAGCGCGTGCATCAGCCCGCTGGCGACGTAGATCAGGTCAAGGCACGCATCGGCAATCTCGGTCACCGAGCCTTCGCTCGGCTGCCGCAGATGCTCTTTCCACGCCTCTTCTAGCTCCGCGAACTCTTCGTCGCAGAGCCGCTTGTATAGCTCCGCGGTCGCGGACGACGGCTCCTGCCGGAAGTAGTTCATGAACGACTTCTGGTCTTTGAACACCAAATAGCTCATTTACTCGTCCTCGTGGTTGTCTCGTCTGTCGTCACGGGCCGTCCAGCACAGCGCTGCGATGAAATATCCCAGCACCGCACCGCCCCACGCCCCACACATCAAAATGGCAAAACTGCTCATGTTGATTCGCTCCTGCTTGCACCAAGCGCACGCAGCGCTCGGCGAACTTCCGAGATGACGTTCCGAAGGGCGCGGGTGTCGCTCGCCGAGCGGGCTACCACAACCATTCGGGCTTGCTGCCGAAATGCGAGAGACGCTGCGGAATGCTTGCGTTTCTCGAAAAACATGACGCTGGAACCAGCCCAGCTGGACACCTCACGCTGAATGGCGCGACGAAACTCGCCGGTCATGACAAGCCACTCCGGAGGGATTTGGTCCGGAAAAAGTCCGCGTGCTGCGGATGCTCGTGCATAAAGAGACGAGCGTAGTACGGCGTGTAGTTGTTCGACATCTTGAACTCCTCGCCGTTGGTCTCGATCTCTGTATGCCACCGAATGCGCTCAAAGATGGCCTTGCTGGAGTAGTGCTGGTGGCCGCGACCAATCACGTCGTAGGTGAACCGCTTGAACAGTTCGTAGACGTGCGGGTTCTGCTTGTGCCACCGCCACCATTGCGCCTTGATAGAGGCAGACGGAGCGCTGTACACAACGCTCCGTGATGCTTCTGCGTAATGCGCTTCCAAACTGGCCTCCTAATCAGAACGGAATGTCATCGTTCGGATCGGCAGCGGCTGCCGGAGCGGGCGTCGCCGGGGTGGCGCTGCGGGTTGGTGCGGGGCTGTCGCCGTACGACTTCTCGCGCACGGGGTAGACCGACACCATCACCCTGTCCGAGCGGTCCTTATTCGCCACGTACTGGGTCTCCATCGCAATGACCAGCGAGTCGATGGCGAGAAACATGGACCCGTCGTCCTTCGTATAGACCGCGCCGATGTTCTTGGTGCGAGCTTTGGTCGCGCCGGTGCGGTCGGTGTACTCGCCCACCTTCAGGACGAGGTCATGCGTTTGCTTCGATGCCATGGGGTATTTCCTCTGTGATAGTGATTTCTTCGCGGGTTTCGCCGAGCAGCACTCCCGGTTCGACGCTCATGTGTTCCGCGGCCTTAACGATCAGGTCAGCACGCATCATCCGTGCGCCGTTCTCGTGCCACCGAATGGTGTTGACCGATACGCCCAGCACCTTCGCCAGATCGCGCAGCCATACAGAACGAGACCGCCGGATGACACGAAATGTCTCTCCTAGTCGTGCCTCAAAGTCGCCTTTAGGTGTTGGTACTGTTGCCATCGTGTCCCTCGTGGAAAGTGCCCTCTGGCGGCGGGAATGCCGCGGTGGGTTCGGGCTTACCCCCACCAGCAAAGTCGTCGAGCGCGGAGCGGGCGTTGCGAGTGGCGCTACGCACGACCGCTGGTGTGACGTCGACGGCTTCACGGATGCGCTCGGCCTCGTCCGGGTCGTAGATGCCGACGAATCCGAAGGCGACGCGAGCGCACTGAATCATCGCCTTGTGCCGCAGGAAGCGGCTGGTATGGGTCTGCCACGGCCCGTTGTTGACGTAGCCGCGGTCGTTCTTAAACGGTGGGCGATAGCACTCGCTGAACCGCTCGCGCACGCTGATGGGGTGCGACCGGTCTTTGCGGTAAATCCTGCACTCAATCCACTCCGGGCACGGCTGGTGTTCCGCACTCTCGACCAGCTTCTCGCTCTCGACGAACTCCATGCCGTCGAACTCGCGGCTGCTGTTGATGATGCGGCTCCACCCGTCGATCCCGACCACCGGCACGATGCCGCTCTTCTTGTCTGGGAAGGCGTAGATTTCCTTGGTCCATGGGTTGAGGTCGTACTGGTTGGCGACAACGAGCAGCGCCATCATTTGCTCGTTCGTGACGTCGCCGCGGAAGGCGGTGGCCTTAAGCGCGGTCAGCATCTTGTCGGGGTCCACGCTGTACTTGTTCGCCATTAGGGCGAGCAGTCGGGCGCGGGGCTGTGTGCTTTCAATAGTGGTTACAGCTGACATGGTGTGTCCCTTCCTCAAAGGGTTGGAGTGATGGTGAGAGCGCCCCGGTACGTGAGCGCTTTCTGAACGCGCTCGGGGATGACCTTCTCCGGGCGCTCAATGACCGCCCACGAGAGGCGGTAGCCGCGAGCCGCGGCCTTGGTGGCGTCGCCAACCTTGGAGGCAATCTGCCCCTTCAGGTGCGACAGGGTGGCCTCTAGCTGGTCTGCTTCGGCCTTCCGGGCGATGTAGTCCGCGCAGAGTTGTGGCAGGTCGCTATCGCTGGTGAGGTCGACCTGCAGCGCCTTGCTGCCGTACCGGTGAACCTCGGCGACGCTGTCGTAGTCGGCAACCCACTTCGGTTCCGTGCCGGTTTGGACGCCTTCCCAGAACTTGGCAATCGCCTCGGCGATCTTCTGCTGGGTCGGTTCGTGCCGCTCAATGCGCCCGCGCAGGAGGCGGTTGCCACCGACGCACGCCACAATCCAGCCGTGGTCCGCGCCAACCGCGCCGATCTGGTGCTGCAGCTGCAGGACATAGTTAAGGGGCGGCATGAGAATCTCATCGCCCTCGACAGCCCAGTGGTCGCGGAAGGCCAAGCCGTCGACATTCTTGAACTCAATCGGCGGCAGCCCGGACTCGTGTGCCTCGTAGTCAAGGCTCGCGCCCCACCCCATCACGACCGGATGGGTGCAGTAGCGATGCACCTTGCGGAGCTTCCACTTGAACTTCTCGGTCGCCCACGCCGCTAACGCAGGCTCAAGGAAGTTGCCCGCCTGCACCCGCTCGTTACCGGACAGGTCGTCCGGCATGAGGCGGTCTGACTTTTCCTGCCAGAGCCGGTAGCCCGTCTTGAAAGGTGAAAGGCACTCGATGAGGGTCGACCCCTCGGGTGCTGCCTCGTACAAATGCAGGACGGCTTCCGTGCCGTCCGCGAAACGCCAGCGATAAAAAAGGCTGGCGACCTCCGAACCACCTACGTGAGAGTCACGTAGCGAAAGCCATTCGGCTTCGTCCTTAACTGCGATTGCGCCCATGTGTTCCTCCGGTTACCGCCCAACGCGGTGAACCGGAAGTTATCACGGGCATGACAGTTACGCAATAGGGATTATTCGGGTGCTGATATTTTCTGGCGTCTGACTGTTTTTTCGGTGATACTTTTGGTCACACCGTTTGAACAATGGAAACGACAGCATGGGCAGCGACAATCTCGACATCCTCAAGCATCCCGGCGTTCCAAGCCGTCAGGTTGTACAGCCCCGCTCTGGTGCCGCGATGAACCTCACGGACCAGACGCTGACCTTGTGCCGCTACTTGCACCACCGCCAGCTTCCCAATCAGATCTTCCGGGCTGCGCGGCGTCTTTTCGTAAAACAGCGTCCACCCCCCGGGGACGGGGTGAAGCCCGTCTTTGTCGATTCGTGCAGCGCACACCTCAATGTCACTCGGCAGCCCTATCGGGCGAGGCACATATTGCTCTCCGTCCACGTTGAACATCCTCCCATAGATGCCGACCACAGCGTCAACGCGGACGGGCTGTGCGGCTGTACCTTTAGGTGGGCTAGGACTAATACCCAGCAGTTCGTCAACGGAGGTGCCCGCGGCATGAGCGAGTTTTTGCAGCGTATCCGCCGTCAGATTCCCGCTTACTCCGCTCAAGTAGTTGTAGAGCGTGCTAGATCGAATCCCTGCCTTCTTCGCCCATGGATGCGGTTTGAATCCCCGCTTCTCCATGTATGCCTTGAAACTATCACGGGCATGGTTCTTTTTCATAGCCATAACTCGACTCCAGTCACATACCGATAAGAAAATATTGCACCCAAGAGATCGCACATGACCTTTCGCTTTGCTCGGGTATCTACGTCCAAGTTCCGGAACGTCAAAACAGAGGTCGACGGCAACATCTTTGCCTCGAAGGCCGAGGCGACCCGTTACGTGTACTTGAAGGCACTTCTGCGGGTCGGAGAAATTGATGCGTTGGAGCTACAGCCACGATTCAACCTTGTCGTAAACGGGCAAAAAGTCTGCGCGTATATCGCAGATTTCCGCTATCGGCGCGTCTCGACGGGCGATGTGATCGTGGAGGACGTCAAGTCCAAGCCGACTCGGACGCCCGAGTACCGGATAAAAAAGAAACTGCTGAAGGCACTCTACAACACCGAAATCGTCGAGGTTGGGTAGCGACAGACGCAAGAAGTTCCATTTTGGAACTTGACGTAAGCATGGCATCGCACAATTATCACGGGCATGACAGCGATTGGAGGAAAGCGTGCCGTCAGTATCACGAATAGAACAAACCCGGGGGCGACCATGAAGCGCCCCGCGTTCCAGTTCTACCCAGCCGATTGGCGCAAAGACCCGTCTCTTTCGACGTGTAGTCTGGCTGCACGAGGTCTGTGGATCGAACTCATGTGCATCATGCACGAGGCTAGTCCGTACGGCGTGCTGGCGGTCAACGGCAAGCCGATGACAGACCTGCAGATCAGTCGAGCGGTCGGCGAGCCGATGGATTTGGTGCAAGGACTGCTGGACGAACTGGAGTCTGCCGGGGTGTATTCCCGCGATGAGACCGGCGCGATTTTTAGCCGCCGAATGATTCGGGATGAACAACTGAGAAACGTCCGTGCTGCTGCAGGTAGGCTTGGTGGAAACCCCACGTTGCTTAACCAAAAGCATAACCTTGTCGACAAGCAAAAGCCAACCCCTTCATCTTCATCTTCATCTTCTACTTCAGAAGATAAAACTATCGATCAGCCTACGGCTGTCGCGAGAGTTAATACCGACTCTCATGCCGGTGAGAAAGGTAGGCGTACCGTCAGTTTCACTCAGGAATACGAAGAGTGGTGGTCCGCATATCCGCGGAAGGTGGGCAAGCTCGCCGCGTTCCGCGCTTACCAGACCGCCAAGCGCCTTCTCGGGGCCGAGGCGACCCCTCGCCTACTCTTGGGCGCTCAAGCCTACGCAGCGACTACCGCGGGCAAGGATGAGAAGTACATCGCGCACCCGACTACGTGGCTGAACCAAGGCCGGTGGGACGATGTGGCCGCAAGCAAGCGGGCTGGTGCGGTAGGCCGCGACGCCTTCGGGGTGGGCGGCTGATGAGCGTCGCCGAGAAACTCAACGCGGATGGCATCCGGCTACGGAACTACGAGCCGGGGAACCACTACACCGTCTGCCCGAAGTGCAGCGACACGCGCAAGAGCGGCAACAAGCGCAAGCCGTGCTTAAGCGTCGCGGTTGGGCCGACACAGATACACGGGGGGCAGTTAGAGGACGGGCGGGCCGTTTGGCATTGTTTTCACTGTGGATGGAGCGGAGGAACAGGTGGAAGGGTTAACTCATTCGATTCAAGAGGGGCTGGAAGCGAGGCATATCGACCCAGAGCTGGCGCTCAAGCTGGGGCTGCACGCCCTCGCTGGAACCGGTGGTATTGAGGCGCTGTGCATTCCCTTCCTACGCGAAGGGAAAGTGGTCAACAGAAAGTTTCGAACGCTGGGCGAAGAAAAACGGTTCTGGCAGGATAAGGGCGGCGTGCAATGTTTCTGGAACGAGGACATCCTCCGCGATGACTCGTTGATCGGCAAACCGCTGGTCATCACCGAGGGCGAACTCGACGCACTGGCAGCGATCCAGTCTGGGTGGCTGCGAAGCGTATCGGTCCCCGGCGGCGCACCGGACAAGCCGCTGCCAAACGACAGCGGGAAGTACGCCTTCTTGCAAGAGGCGCGGTCGCTGCTATCCGTTGAGCGCGTGACTGAAGTCATCCTCGCGGTAGACGGCGATGCGCCGGGAGCAAATCTGCTGCAAGACCTGTCGGTGCGTCTCGGGCGGTTTCGCTGCAAGTACGTCACCTATCCCAAGCATCCAGAGGACCGCGAGCGGCGGCTCAAAGACCTCAACGAGGTTTTGATCCATTACGGCCCGAAGGGCGTTGACGCGACGCTGTCTCGGGCGCAATGGCTACGGGTCGACGGCGTCTACCGAATGAGCGAGTTGCCACCGGTCCCTGATGCGCCGGTGTTCGACATCCCGATGCCGAAGCTAGTGGAGCGCTACAAGGTGCGCCTCGGCGACGTTGCGGTCTTCACCGGCATTCCGTCGCATGGCAAGTCGTCTGTGGTCAACGATATCTTCTGCCGGATCGTGCAGCGGTACGGTTTGAACGTGGCCTTTGCGTCGTTTGAGCAGATGCCGCAGCGCGACCATCGACGCAACCTCCGCACATGGTTTTGCCAGAAGCCGACGAGCTTTTGCGACAGCCGCGAGTTAGCCGCCGCGGACCAATGGATCGACCAGCACTTTACGTTCCTCGTGCCGAACGAGGACGAGGATGTCACGCTGGAGTGGATGCTCGACAAAGCCGAGGCCGCGGTGATTCAGCACGGATGCAAAGTGGTTGTCATCGACCCGTGGAATGAGATGGACCACGCTCGGAGCCGGGAGGAAAGCCTCACCGAGTATACGGGCCGCGCTATCAAGGCGCTGCGCCGCTTCGCTCGGAAGCTAATGGTCCACGTAGTGATTGTCGCGCACCCTGCCAAGCAGCAGAAGGATGACAAGGGCGAGTACCGCGTCCCGACGCTCTACGATATCTCGGACTCGGCGCACTGGTACAACAAGGCAGATATCGGTGTGGTGGTTCACCGCTACGCCGACCACACGCTCATTCGCGTGGCGAAGTCACGCTATCACGACTTGATCGGTGTCCCCGGCGATGAGGAGGCCGAGTACATCTTCGAACAACGGCGGTTCAACATTCGCTAGTTGCCCGCGTAATGTTCGTCAGGCCAGAGGTCGTATCCGCGGTCATAGGTGTCCCGGCGTGGCTGGTAGTCGTTGTGCTGATAGCTGTACATCACCGACCAGACCTTTGAGTAGGCGCTGTGGCGCTCGTCGTTCGCCACCGAGTCCTTGAAGTTCCCATACTCCATGTCGAGGAGGCGCTGCCCAATCGCGTCGATCACGCGTGGGCGCGGTACAAACGCCCGGAAGGCGTAGTCGCGATTCGGTGTGCGTGTTACACGCACGCTCGGAAACACTCGCTGAATGTCACCGCGCTTTCGCGCCCGCACTAGCAGCAGATCGCGTCCGCGCAGCGGCTTCGGCACGTCGTGTGTGCGAGGGGTGACAATCGAAAGAAAGGCGTCGTTTAAGAAAATCCACATTTTTTTAGTTCCTCCATCAGGTCCGTGGGAGAGGCACGATTGCCGTCCCGTAAGGTGACCGTTGCTCCAAGATTTGCTCCCGCCATCGCGGCGTTGATGCGTGCTGACCGTCGGTCAATTTGCCCCGCCTGATACGCGGTCAGCGGGGGCTTCTCGTGTATCGGTGGAGCATCATGCGTCGTCGAGCGAGCGCCACAGGCGACACATTCGCGTCGTCGCTTGATGTACCCAGTGCGCGGGACTGTTTGCGTTCTAATAATCTTCGTCGGTGAGTCGCACTTGCTGCAGGGGATGTTCAGTCGTTCCATTCCGTTTTAGTTCCAAGGTTGGCGGGCGACCGACGTATTTGCCGTTCTCAATCGCCCAAAGCACTCTGACGTCGTCGCCGAATACGGCTCGGCACTCGTCAGCAAAGGCTGTCACTTGTGGGAACTCGGAGCGGAACCGAAGGCGGGCGCGTTCGCGTTGCTCTGCGAGACGCGCCTCCTTCGCTGCTTGCTCTGCCGCCGCTCGCTCAAGAGCGTCGTCGAATACCGGTAGCGGGTAGTGGCGGCTCACGCCGCCACCTTCACACGATCCAGCATCCGACCGGCAATCTGCTCAATCCGCAGCCGGTTCTCTTGCAGGTCTTCGCGCCGCGCCGTCGCGGATACGCCCTGCGCGAAATCCCATACGCTCTCGGGAAGCTTCTGCTCCTCGACCACGCAGGTATCGATGACGTTTTTGGCGGCTTTCTCGGTGAACCCGTAGCGCCCAAGGAACTCCAGCCGGTCCTCGTCGTTGCGGGCAACGATGACCGACTTGGCTGCCTTGACCCCCGCGATGAGGCGGGACTCGGTGAGGTTGGCAAACTCTAGCAGTGCTGGCTCGGCCTCTTCCAAGAACCGGTCGGGTGCGCCGCTCGTGTGCTTAAACACGATCTGGTTGAAGTTTTCGACGCCCCAAAGGTTGCGGTTTTGGCAAACCCCGCGCAGGTACATCGATGCGAACCCGAAGGTGCGGCTCCCGACCTCGCTGTTCCACACGTAGAACCCGCGGAACATCAGGTCGGGGTTGCCGTTTGCCAGCTTGCCGACCTCAATCGGGTTTTTATCGTCGACCAAGAAGAGAAACACGTCGCGGTCGCTGGCGTACAGCGTGGTGTTTTCTTTGGTGATGTTGACGTTGGGGTTGTACGACACGCCGAACTTGCTGCCCCACTCAATGGTCCCCGGCACCTTCCACCGCGTATCGCCGGTGCCGTTGCCCGCGACCTTCATCACCGCGTCCACCACATCGCGGTCGTAGATGCGCCCGTAGCGCGGGCTGGTGATGCCGCGCAGTAGGTGCCCGCCGCTGCCGGGGTCGCGCAGGTACAGGCTCACGTTCTTCTGCTCCGCGGTCTGCAGCCCGTAGTTGAGGTTGATCGCGGCCAGCGGACCGGGAAGGCCACGCAGGTAGTTGGCGGGCGCTCCCGCGGTGCGGCAAACCTGATCAAACGCCCAATGACTCGGCGTTACCGTCGCGCCCTCGGCCTCAATGGCGAGGTAGTTGGGCTGCTCGTCGTCGTACAGCGCCGTGATCTGCTTGGGCAGCACGTTCTGCACGCTGCTTTGGTCGGCCCAGCTCGCGACCTGTGCCCGCAGGTCCGTGAGGCTGGTAAACCGCTGGTCGTCCGGGCGGTTGGCCCACTGGGCGCTCACCGTGCCCACCATCTGCCCCTTGCTTACATCAATCTGGTAACTCATCGCTTTCGCCCTTCCTTTTGAGTTGGCCCCCGGTAGTGGGGACGCCCTAATAATATCACCGTCGTGACATTCCGCAAGTCTTTTTTCTCATTTGGACGGTAAAAAGCCGCCCGGGGGCTTGTGCGCCTGTCATCGCGGTGATAAAAGTACTACCGGACGCCTTTTCCGGGGCGTGGCGGCGGTTCCCCCTTCCTCCAGACCTAGCCCCGCCCCGGATCGTCCGTCTTGGCACCCCCGGGCGGGAGAAGAACCGCCCAACCTTTTTGCCTCTCGTCCGGGGTCTGCCTTCTACACAGGAGCGATATGGCAGCTGCCCTTCAGGTCACGTACCGCAAGCTGACGGACCTCATCCCCTACGTCCGGAACGCCCGGACGCACTCGGACGAACAGGTCGCCCAGCTGGCGGGGTCCATCAAGGAGTTCGGCTGGACCAACCCCATCCTCGTGGACGACGACGGCGGCATCATCGCGGGCCACGGGCGGCTCCTAGCGGCCCAACGCCTCAAGATGGACGAGGTGCCCACGATCCAAATCGGCGGGCTGTCGGAGGCGCAACGGCGGGCGCTGGTACTCGCGGACAACAAGCTCGCTCTCAACGCGGGCTGGGACATCGACCTGCTCAAGGTTGAGCTAGGCGACCTTAACGAGCAGGGCTTTGACATCGCCCTCACCGGTTTCTCGGTCGACGAACTGTCCAAGCTCCTCGCCCCGGACGGAACCGAAGGACTCACCGACCCGGACGACACGCCGGAGGTGCCCGTCGATCCCGTCTCCAAACTCGGGGACGTCTGGGTGTGCGGCCCCCACCGCGTAATGTGCGGCAGCAGCTTGGAGCAGACGGCGGTCGACAAACTCTGCGCGAGTCAGGCGGTCGATATGCTGCTCACCGACCCGCCGTACAACGTCGCCTACACCGGCAAGACGAAAGAAGCGCTCACGATCAAGAACGACAGCATGGACGACGAGTCTTTCCGTGGCTTCTTGCGCGACGCGTTCGTCTCCGCGGACACCGTGATGAAGGCCGGGGCCGTGTTCTACATCTGGCACGCCGACTCGGAGGGATACAACTTCCGTGGCGCGTGTCGGGACGCGAACTGGAAGGTTCGCCAATGCCTCGTTTGGCGCAAGAACAGCATGGTGATGGGGCGGCAGGACTACCACTGGCAGCACGAGCCGTGCCTGTACGGATGGAAGGAAGGCGCGTCGCATCTCTGGGCGTCGGACCGCAAGCAGACCACCATCCTCGACTTTGACCGCCCGTCGCGCAGCGAGAACCACCCGACCATGAAGCCGGTGGCCCTCTTTGAGTATCAACTCCTCAACAACACCAAGGGCGGCGACATCGTGCTGGACAGCTTCGGCGGGTCCGGCACAACGCTGATCGCCGCGGAAAAGAACGGGCGCGTGGCGCGTCTGATGGAACTCGACCCGAAGTACGTCGATGTGATCGTGCAGCGGTGGCAGGAGTTCACCGGGAAACAGGCCACGCTGGAATCGGACGGGCGCACGTTTGCCGAACTCGGCAGCGCCCGAAAGGCGGCGTGAGGCTAGCCGCGGCTCGTAGAGGTGGGGCGCGTCGGCTGTCCCGGCTCGGGCGCGGACGGCGGGCTGAAAAACTCCACGAACAGGCTTCCGCAAGGGCGTCCCTGCAGGTACTCGGCCTCGGTGCGAAACAGCAGGTAGTCGTAGGCTTGCGCCTCCACAACCGGCCCCGACCAGCGGCGCACCATCGACCGGATCAGTTTCTTTGCGTCGCCAGCGTCAAGGTATCCGCGAACTTTACGCGGCTCTTTCTCGCCTCGCTCTTGTGCCCAGATGCTCGCCATATCCACTCCTCGCTCATAAGCGTCGGTGGCGCACCGAAACCTGTCAACACTAGATTCGATGCGCCACTCGTTGCTTAAGCAAAACCTAACCTCGGACCAACCATGCGCTACTTGGAAGCCTTCTTCACTTTTGCGGTCCGTATCGCTGCGCTCGCAGTCGCGTTCGCCGCTTTCGCTGTCGCCTTCGTTGCCTTCGTCGCGGGGGTCTTCTGCGGCGCAGTCTGCTTTGTCGCCTTTTGGGCGTTCGACTGGGCGTCGCGCTTCGCCTCGCCCGATACCTTGGCAGCCTTGAGATGGTCGAGCAGCAAGTCGCGGTAACCGATCAGCGCCCGGGCGTAGGTGTTGCTCCCCTTGAGCGGGTAAGCAACAAGCCCAGCGACGTCGTTCACGTCAGCCAGCTGGTGAAGCGCCTTCGCGTGGGTGTTGTAGCTGTAATTCCGCTCGCTATTGAACTCCAACATCGGCGGGAGGTTGCCACCAGCTACCGCCTCTCGCGCCTGTGAGAGCAATGTCGACCTCGGCTCCTTGGGCGGCATCGTCGCCGCCTTCTGCGCCGCCATCTTGGCGACCACATTCTGGATCGCCTCAAACGCGCCCTTCGGTAGAACCATTTTCTGTACGCCTGTCATTTCGCTTCCTCCAAGCTGATGGGGCTTCGCCCCGGTTAAAAAACTGCCCGATTGAACTATCCCCGGATTTCCTGTATCGCTTGCAGCCATCCGCTCTCACCGCGATGAGGCTGCGTATGCCCCGGAACCCGCTCTGTGCCTATGGTTATCACGATGGTGATAATGTGGCTCGGTTTCGGGACTTTGGCAAGTCCTAATATCACCGTGGCGATAACCCCTATGCCGAAGAAAACCCGAACCCCCGCCAAAGCCGCCCCACCCGCCCCGGGAGCCGCCGCTGCGCCCCCTGTGGCCCCGGCTCCCCCGCCCCTGCCCCCTTCCCCGGTAGAAAAAAAAGGACCGGCGAACAAGCACGCCCCTAGCCCCCAAACCCGGAACCTCGTGGAGCTGGCAATGCTCAACGACATGACACACGAGCAGACGGCGCAGCTGGTGGGGATCGACGCCAAGACGCTGCGGGTCCACTACGCCGATGAGCTTGAGCAGGGGAAGCTGCGGATGCTCTCCCGCGTCTCGGCGAACCTGTACCGGATCGCGTCGCAGCAGCAGGACATCAAGGCCGCGCTCACCGCGTCGATATTCCTGCTCAAGTCCAAGGGCGGCTACAACGACCGTGCCGCCGAGGCGACTGCCGTCATGGAGTCGGCGGGTCCGGTGCGCTTTACCTTGCGGTTGGGCGACCGCCCGTCGGTGAACTGATGGGCGCGGCGCGAAAACTAGAGCCGGTTGAGGGCGAATACCTGCGCCCGTGGCTCTACGACGCGCAAGAGCGGGCCATCTTTTGCGACGCCCGCTACGGCGTGGTCGAGGCCAGCACCAAGGCGGGCAAGACCGTCGGCTGCATGGCGTGGCTCGTCGAGCAGGCGGTCCTGAACGGCGGCACTAACCGTAACTTCTGGTGGGTCGCGCCGGTGTACCCGCAGGCCAAGATCGCGTTTCGGCGCATCAAGGCGGGATTGCCGGTCGGCAGTTATCTTGCAAACGAGTCCGAACTCACCATCCGTTTGCTCGCGCCTATGTCCACGATCTGGTTCAAAACCGCTGAAAAGCCAGACAACCTCTACGGTGAAGACGTCTACGCTGCCGTCATCGACGAAGCGTCGCGCTGCCGGGAGGACTCGTGGATTGCTGTCCGCTCCACGCTGACGGCGACCCGCGGGCCGGTCCGGATCATCGGCAACGTCAAGGGCCGGACGAACTGGCACTACCGCATCGCCCGCCGCGCCGAATCCGGAGACGACGGGTATCACTATGCGAAGCTGACTGCCTACGACGCCGTCGCGGGTGGCGTTCTGGAAGCCGCCGAGGTCGAGGACGCCAAGCGGCTCCTCCCCGACGCCGTGTTCCGCGAGCTATACCTTGCCGAACCGTCGGACGACCAAGGGAACCCCTTCGGCATCCATCACATCGCTGCGTGCGTCGGCACCATCTCCGAAGATCGTCCCGTCGCCATCGGCGTCGACCTTGCCAAGTCTCACGACTGGTCTGTAGTCGTTGGCATCGACCGACGCGGTGCGGTCTGCGGGTTTGAACGGTGGCAAGGCACGTGGGAAACCACCGAGGGGCGCATCCTGTCCCTTATCGGAAACGTGCCGACGCTGGTAGACTCTACGGGTGTGGGCGACCCTATTGTCGAGCGCCTACAGTCCAAGCGACACAACGTCAGCGGATTCAAATTCACCGCGCAATCGAAGCAGCAGCTGATGGAGGGGCTAGTCCTCGCCATCCAGCAACGGCAGCTTCGAATCCCGGACGGTCTTCTCCGTACGGAACTTGAAAGTTTTGAGTACAGGTACACCCGAACTGGTGCGACATACAACGCGCCGGACGGGCTACACGACGACTGCGTCGTGGCGCTGGCTCTTGCGTGGCAACAGTACCGCGCCGCAGCACCCGATTTGGCGTATGCACGTCCAGACGGCCTGTCGCGGATTAGTCCGTGGGTCAGCGCCGACGAGCGAGGAGAATACTGATGGCAGAAGAAACACGAGAGGCGCTGAAGTACGACCCGAGTGTCATTGGCACGTCGGGCTTGCGTGCGTATGGCGGCTACGTCCAAGAAGAGGCCGAGCGCGACCTGCGTGGCCTCAACGGCTCACGCATCTACCGCGAGATGGCGGACAACGATCCCATCGTCGGCGCGGTCTTGTTCGCTATCACGATGTTGATACGACAGGTCGAGTGGCGCGTGCAGGCGACCGACGACTCGCCCGAGGCCGAAGGGGGAAAGCAGTTCGTTGAGGAGGTCATGCACGACATGAGCGTGTCGTGGAACTCCGTCATCACCGAAATCTGCTCCATGTTCACCTACGGCTATGCGCCGATGGAGATCATTTGGAAGCGGCGTCTCGGCACGGATTCGACGGACCCGACGGGGCGCAGCCTCTACAACGACCGCAAGATCGGCATCCGAGCGTTGTCGCTGCGTGCCCAGAACACGATTCCAAAGTGGGAGATGGACCCGCACGACGGCAGCATCGTCGGCGTGTGGCAGCAGCCATACGACCGCGGCATGGTCTGCATCCCCATCGAAAAGCTGCTGCTGTTCCGCACCTCCGAGGAGCGCAACAACCCGGAAGGACGCAGCGTGCTTCGTAACGCGTACCGCCCGTGGTTCTTCAAGAAGCGCATCGAAGAGGTAGAGGCCATCGGCTTGGAGCGCGATCTCGCCGGACTGCCGATTGCCTACATCCCGTCGAACTACCTGATGCAGGGTGCGGACAAGATCGACCGGCAGGTCGCCGAGGAGTACAAGCGCCTCATCCGCAGCATCAAGCGCGACACGCACGAGGGCTTGGTCCTCCCGTCAACGCGAGACAGCAGCGGCAACCTGATGTTCGAAATCAAGCTGCTCTCGACGGGCGGCTCGCGGCAGTTCGACACCAGCAAGGTAATCGAACGCTACAACAAGGCGATTGCGACCAGCGTCCTCGCTGATTTCATTTTCCTTGGGCAGGGCGCGACGGGCAGTTTCGCGCTGTCGTCAAACAAAACCGAGATATTCGCCACGGCTGTGGGCGCGTACACCAAAGGCATCGCCGAGGTGTTCAACCGCCACCTGCTGCCGCGGCTCTGGAAGCTGAACGGGATGGACGCCGAGTCCATGCCAATGATTGTTCCGGGCGATTTGGAGAAGCCGGACCTGACTGCGCTTGGCGAGTTTGTCAGCAAGCTCACGGCGTCGGGCGCGACGATGTTCCCCGACCGCGAGTTGGAGAACCATCTCCGTCAGGCCGCTGGGCTTCCGCTCGCACCGGAGGAGTCGGCGGACGACGACTTTGCGCCAGACATGGGGGCCATGCCGACGGACGAGCAAGCACCGCCTGTGCCGCCACAGGTTCCCGAGACCGACGGGGAGAACAGCAATGGCTGAAGAAATCAAACTCGTGAAGGGCGATAACCGCCCCTACATCAAACTCAAACTCACCAAGTCAGACGGGACAGCTCTCGACGTAAGCGACGCAGACACCAGCGTGTCCATCCACTTCCGCAGCGTGACAGCGGAGGCGGTGCTAACCACCATCCCTGTCACCAAACTGAACGGAGGTGCGAGTGGAGAAGTGATGTTCAACTTTCCGGGCAGCACGCTTAACGTCGCGCCCGGGTATTACGAAGGCGAAGTAGAAGTGAACTTTGACGGCGAGAAGCAGACGCTATTCGACCGGCTGAAATTTCTAGTCCGTGACCAAATTGCTTAAGGAGAAACAACATGGCTGCTATTACTGACTATCTTGAGAACAAGCTGATCGACCGGCTGTTCCGTGGGCAGGCGTACACCTTCCCGGCTGGCCTACACGTTGGGCTGCTCACCGCTGCTCCGTCTGACTCGACGGGCGGCACCGAGGTTTCTGGCAACGCGTATGCGCGGCAAGACCTCCCGCCGTCGCTGACGAACTGGGCGGGCACGCAGGGTGCGACCACGACGGTGGCGTCTTCTGGCACGACCGGCACGACCAGCAACAACGTGGCGATCACGTTCCCGACTCCGACCGCCTCGTGGGGTACGGTGACGCACTTCGGCGTCTGGGACGCTTCGTCCAGCGGGAACTTGCTCGTGTACGGTGCGCTTAACATCGCCAAGACGATCAACCAAGGCGACACCGTCACCTTCCCGATCTCGTCGCTGTCGTTCCAGATCGACAACTAATCGGGCGCGGGGGCCGCGAGCGTGGCGGTATTTAATACCCCGGTCCTCAACCAAGCCGTCCTCAACGGCTCGGCTGGGGAGTACCACGCGCTCGCGGCGTCCGTCTCGGGGGCCGCGAGTGCTTCCGCGTCCCTTGGTGTTTCAAAGCCTATCGCCGCTGCGGCTACCGGTGTCGCAACGGTTACGACGGCGCTTGCCGTCAGCAAGCCGCTCAGCGCTTCCGTCGCTGGGCTGGCAACCACGACCGCAGTTACCAGCGTCGCGTACAAGGTCGCCTCGACAGCGTCCGCTGTCGCTAGCACCACCGCTGGCCTAACCCGGACCGCAAACCTCGGAGCGACCGGCTCCGGCGTCGCTACGGCGACCAACACCTCGGTTACCCTCGCCAAGCCGCTCGACGGCTCTGGTGCTGCTGTCGCTACCGTCACCGTTCCGCTTGCGGTCATCAAGGGGCTGGGTGCGGCAATCACCGCCTCGGCCTCGGCCTCGGGCAGCACGACGCAAGCGACCCCGCTGATGGCGGGTGTGGCGGCGATCACCAACGTTGGGAGCGCCGACCTCGCCAAGACGGCCCCGCTGGACGGCAGCCTTGTGGCAGATGCCACGAGCAGCGTGTCGACGGCTGTCAGCAAGCCGCTCGCCTCCACCGCCACTGCCACGCCCAACGTCACCACGAACATTGTGGTGGCGTTCGTCGCCGAAAGCACGGCTGCGGCAAGTGCCTCCTCCTCGGTCAACGCCGACCTTTACAAGCCGCTCGACGGCAACGTCTCGGGCGTCTGTGTCGCCTCTACGGGCAGCACGGTCAGCAAACCGCTCGACTGCGGCGCGACGGCGATTGCCAGCGTCAACGTTGACCTCGCGTACGCCGCGTACGCCAACGTGGCGGCGACGGCCTCGGCAAGCGCGGAAGCAGCAATCACGAAGCCCGCGGAGAGCGCGGTACAGGCCGCGGCTACGGCGACGGCCACCCTTGGGCTGACCAAGGGCGTCGGCGCGGCTGTGCAG